TGGCAGAACTTTTCTAAATTTATTAGATGATGTTTTGCCCGTAATCATCGAACAAGGTTATGAGATAATCATCGATGATAGGCGTGAGAACGAAGAAATGAGTTTTCCCTTAGTAACTGAGAACTTCTGGGAAGGAGTTACTTGGCCTGAAGGACACATAAAAGCGGGCGAGCCGATCGTACTAAGAGATTACCAAGTTGAAGTAGTTAATCAGTTCATATCAGCACCACAATGTCTCCAAGAGATAGCCACGGGTGCAGGTAAGACGATTATGACTGCTACAATGAGTAAGTTAGTAGAAAAGTATGGTAGGTCAATAATCATCGTTCCAAACAAAGATTTGGTAAGACAAACATTCGAGGATTATGAAAATTGTGGATTAGATGCAGGTGTATATTTTGGTGACAAAAAAGATATAGGCAAAACACATACAATCTGTACATGGCAAAGTTTGAATTCATTATTAAAGAAGACCAAGAAAGGTGAAGCCAATATTCAGGACTTCATTGAAGATGTATGTTGTGTTATTGTTGACGAAACTCACCAAGCAAAAGCAGATGTTTTGAAGGACCTGTTGACTGGTGTATTCGCTAATGTGCCTATTCGTTGGGGACTAACAGGAACTATTCCTAAGAGTGATTGGGAAAACGCTAGTCTACGTAGTTCACTTGGTGAAGTTATAAACAGATTGTCAGCAAAAGAATTACAGGACCAAGGTGTGTTAGCAAACTGTCACGTGAATATAGTTCAAACACAAGAAACTGCAATCTATACTAACTATCAAAACGAAATGACGTTTTTACTTGAAGATAAAAAGAGATTAGATTATGTTTCAGAAATGATTAAAGAAATATCTCAAACAGGCAATACTCTAGTTCTAACAAATAGAATTAAGAATGGTGAAGCACTACAAGAATTGATAGATGGTGCAGAGTTCGTTCAAGGTTCTATGGCAGTAACAGATAGAAAGGAAGCGTACAATGACATAAATGAAGGCACAAATACAATTACAATTGCTACTTATGGAGTAGCGGCAGTTGGTATTAATATTCCTCGTATATTTAATTTGGTATTATTAGAGCCAGGCAAATCGTTTGTTAGAGTTATTCAATCGATTGGTCGTGGAGTTCGAATGGCCGAAGATAAAGATTTTGTACAAATATGGGACGTAACAAGTCGATGTAAGTTCTCAAAGAGACATTTAACAGAACGAAAAAAATACTATAAAGAGGCATCATACCCATTCACAATAGATAAGATTACATATTAAAGGACAACTATGAAAATATTAACACCAGATAACAAATGTTTCGAAATGAACAGTTTACCGGATGAGATAGACGACATTCGATATTGCGTAATGGACGTAACAGATAAAGACGACCCAGATTTCTTCTTCATCCCACTAGTGTTTATAGAAACATTTAGTGCGCCTAGTATGAATATCAGCATTGGTCCATATAACATTGAAATGCCAATAGACTGGAACATTATGATTGGCGAAGCAGACTTAGGACTATGCGAATTCATTCCACTAACAAGTATTAATGAACGTAAGTTCGATACGCTATTGACAAACCCACTAAAAGGGTTTACAATGGATTGGCAACCAATTAAAGTTAACAATGTATTTGCAGATGTGAAATGGTTCTTTCCGAAACTTAAATACGGACACATTCTTGCAATACCATTAGAATACGGAGATAGCCCTAAATGTGCATATTTTGTAAAAGACTTAAATCGAATTCCAGACCAGATGGCAAGTTATGATTTTTTCTGATAGTGATAGCGGACATAAAATAGTAATCGAATCGTATAAGAAAGCCGATGAGGCTTATCAATGGTGTTCAGATAATATTCCGTTATTGGATTGGACAGTAGTACAAGACGAGAATGGAGAGATGTTTTATTTTGAAAAAGAAAAGTATGCTCAGAATTTTTTATTAGTGTTTGGTGGAAGGTACTATAAACATGGCGGCTAAGTTACCATTAAGTGATGTATTGAGTGCAATTGATAGAAAAGATTTCAATTGGTATGCTAACCTTGATGCTGAGAAAAAGAAAGCATGGAGTAGTTGGTTATTCATTCGGTATGTAAGTTCTACAAAGAGTAAAGACCGAGATGAACTATTACTTAATACAAATGAGTTTGTGAATAAACATTACGGAGACATTTATAAACACGAAGAATTAGTTTGGAAGTTAATGTGTTTGACAGGTACAGGTAAGAAACAGTTCCATGAATGGATTAAAGCACCAAACTCAAAGATAAAGAAAGATGCTATTTCACAGTTTGTTTCAGAAACATATCCTACATTAAATGGCAGAGAAGTAGAACTGTTTCTTAAGATGAACGATGTTTCGGATCTGAAACAACTGGCAGTTGATATGGGTATGAGTGACAAAGAAGTTAGTGAAATTTTTGAAAAGAAGAAAACAAAAAAGAAGAAAAGTAAATGAGTTTTGAATGTCAATATTGTTTAAAAAGTTTCAAGTCTGAAAAGACTATAATGGTCCACGTCTGTGAGCCAAAAAGACGATATATGAATAAAAGCGAAAAGTATTCTAGGTTGGCATTTTACGCCTTCAATCGTTTTTATGAAATGACACAAACAGTTGGTAAGCCAATAGAATTTGATATGTTCGCCAAAAGTAAATTTTACCTAGGATTTACTAAGTTTGGCAAACATTTGATTAATATAAATGCAATAAATCCAGAAGAATTCATTGACTTTGTTATACGAAATAGTGTAAAATTAGATAAGTGGACTTCTGATTCAGTTTATGAAACTTATATACAAGAGTTGAATAGAAAAGAATCAGCCGATAGGGCAGTAGAACGCAGTATATTACTTATGCAGAAATGGGGTGAAGAATATGAAAGACCTTTTAACAAGTTTTTTGAGGAAGTCAGTAAGCCATTGGCTATACATTATATCAAATCAGGACGCATTAGTCCTTGGGTTATTTTTAATTGTGATAATGGTGCTGAACTAATTGACAGTTTTTCTGACCATGAACTAAATATCATTAATGATTATTTAGAGCCAGCATTCTGGACACGAAAGTTTAATGCTAGAGCAGAAGATGTACAATTTGTTAAAATGATATTAAAGAAAGCGGAGATATAAATGGCAACTAAAAGAGATACTTCAACAATAGGCAACTTAGTAATACAGAAAGACCCAGAAACAGGTGAACTATATTTAGAATTGCCTAAGAATACATTAAAGAAGTTGGGTTGGAATGTAGATGATGAGTTAGAGTGGGTAGAAAACTCAGATGGAACTTGGCAAGTAATTAAAGTGGAGAATAAGAAATGAATCCAGATGACTTAATTAGTAGTATAGATAAAGTAACAGTATCAGTAGATGATTACTGGAATGAAGACTTTGATGACCCTAGAGGTGACCAAGATGCATTCAAATCGATAAATGACAGATTGTCAACGATTGAAAATCGTTTATCAATTCTTGTACCAGATAAAGAGATGCTAGAAAAGTATGAAGTATTACAAGATATGTATAAACAATATAAGGCCGCAGAAACATTACTGACCGGTCCAGACTCGGAGGCATTATGAAACATATTAGAGAATACACTTGGTTGGGAGTTGAAGTAGCAATTAGTTCGATTGCAATGCAAATGTATAAAGACGAATGGCGCCCAGACTATATTGTAGGCATAACACGAGGTGGATTAGTACCAGCAGTTCTGCTTTCACATGCTACTGACATTCCTATGAAAACATTATGTGTGCAATTAGAATCAGATGGATTAGATGAAAACACCGAACGCAATGCTATAATGGCTAAACATGCATTAAAAGAATATAAGAAAATTCTTATCATTGATGATATCAACAGAGGTGGAGATACAATGCAATGGATTCAAAATGATTGGCAAGATGCTATGGGTTTTGCAGGTGACTACACGCCAGAACAATGGCATACAAATGTAAGATTCGCATCATTGATTGATAATCCAAACTCTTTAGTTCCAATGGATTATTGTAACGAAGAAATTGACCTAGATGCGGAAGAAATCTGGGTGGAGTTTCCGTGGGAGAGTTAATAAGACGTTCTCGGGTACAAGAAAGACTAGCAAGACTTCGTAAAATTGCACAACCTAAAAAAGTTAAAAGACGGTTTGCGTCAGAATTTAAAAATGAAGAATATCTAGAATGGACTTCTATATCTTCTGATAAGATAGATTACGAAATAAAACCATTAGTAAAAGGTGCTGGTAGATTAGGAGAATTAGTAGATTGGTGCGATGACAACTGTAATGGAGTATATGTTATAGGAAAATCTAATAAAATGTATTTTAAAGAAGATAATGATGCGGCAATGTTCGCTTTGGTATGGAAATGAATATAGTAAAAACAGATATTGATATTGATGTAGTTAGCAGAGATGATTTGCTGGTTCACTTTGACCATATCCCTGCAATTATAAAAAAGAAAGATGGCGCATATGATAAACATAATAGTGGCGTCTATCTTCAACCTATTCCCTTTGACCAACTTACTGGATTATCATCAGTTGATTACAAAGAAGCAGAAGACCGCGGCTATTTCAAGTTAGACTTTCTTAATAATAGTTTATACGAGGGCATAAGTGATGAAGCCCACCTTGATAGTCTGACGGCGCAAGAGCCTATTTGGGACTTATTGCAACATGAAGATGTTATTAAAAACCTAGCACATATTCACAATCATATTGGTGTCTTAAGAGTGCTAAAACCACGGAGTATCGTAGAGTTAGCAGAAGTACTAGCAATCATTCGCCCAGCGAAAAGACCTCTCTTAAACGAGAGTAAAGAAAAAATTAAAAAAGAAGTTTGGGTTAAACCAACAGATGGTTCATATTATTTTAAGAAAGCACACGCAATTGCATATGCTGTGAGTATCGTTGTGCAACTTAATCTATTTTGCGAACAAGTTGAACAGAGCGCCTCTTAATTCTTTTCTGAATAATATTCGTTAAACTTGTTTCGGGTCCCCATAGTACTTCGGTATCTTTAGTATTAAAATTCATAATACATTTATTAAAAGGCTCAATTTGAGACCTTAGAAATAAGTTTATAGGAATTAAACGATTTGATTCCCACCACCATTGTTCGCCAAGTTCTATGAAATGCTGCCTTGCTTCCGCCGAATTTAGCAATTCAAAGTTGTACATTGATGTTATAGTGGAATCACTGTTTATTATAATTCCAAGATATTCAGTATATTCTTTTTTATTGCCATATTTGACGCAAGAAAAGAACGGGTAATTATCTTGTAGCCATTGTATTTTATCTTCATCTATCATAAACAATATTTATGCTTCCTGGAAATCACTCTCTGGAAGATAAATACATACATGATAAACTTTAATTTATACCAATACCAAAGAGATATAGAGGTTGTTGTGCAAGATGGTGACAACAATGCTACTATGACTCAATTCCTGGGGAATATGCCGATGTATGATACTACACACAAACTACATAAGGGTATTGATAATACTCTTAGATTTAAATTTAGAGACACAGATAGAAAATCTGTAAATCTTACTGGAAAAACTGTTGTATGGAAAATGTACGACAGAAGTTCAAGGGAAAATGTACTCTTCAGATACTTAACTATTACTAACGCAACAAAAGGAATGGCTACATTGGCAATTCCCACATCAGATACAATCATGCTCCCAGAAGGATTTTATCAATTTGCGATGTATACAGTTAAAGATGGTGTAGAACAAATATTATATACTGATACAAATGATAATGCTCATGGTGTCCTTGAAGTTTTAGATGATGTTTATCCTACTTTTGCAAATTCACAGTCAACTTCTACTTTCTTCAATGATGGCGCAAAGTATGTTTCCAGTGTATTTGATGGAGCAGGCGACACTATCAAGTCAAAGTCAATACATACATTCGCTGTATATTATACAGGATTCACAGGAGTTGTAAAAATAGAAGGCGATTTAAGTGAACAGGCAAGTGCTTCAGATAATGATTGGTTTGATTTAACACCAAGGCTTATGTATGACCCAAACATCACAATTAATAATGAAACTGGTGTACAAGGTTATGTTATACAAGCAAACGTTAATTGGCTCAGAGTGTCATGGCCAAATACCGCTACCGGTACTGTTTCAAAAATATTGATGAGAAACTAATCATATAACCACTTGACTTTTAGCCTCTATTGTAGTATTATAACTACATGGAACTACAACAAACTGTTTATCAATTCATACCCGGAAAGACAAGACAAAGTTCAGGCGGATGGCTGAGTTTTAATTGTCCGTGCTGTATCGACCAAGGAGAGGCTCGTTCTGATACAAGAATGAGAGGTGGATTAAAGAACGAGGGTGATTTGGTATCATATCATTGCTTCAATTGTGGTATAACTGCATCTCATAGAAAAGGCCAAGTCATAAACAAGAATTTTGTTAAGTTTATGAGATTACTTGGTGTACCTGAGAGTGAGATAAAAAGACTACAAATTGAAAGTATAAGAGACAAAGAATTATCAGAGGGGCCATGGGTGTTTAAATCAAGAACCCAAACTACAAGAATACCATCTTTTGCTGGCATGGAATTGCCAGAGAGTTCAGAATCATTAGAAGATATCCTAAATAAAGATACCCCACCTGAGGGTGCAATAATGGCCGCAAAATATCTACTTGATAGAGGTGTATATGATTTTGTGGATACATATTGGAGTAGTGCATTTGGTTTTAAGAATCGTATTATATTTCCATTTACACAAGGTGATAGAATAGTAGGTTATACAGGAAGAGATTTCACAGGTAAATCTGAGTCTAAGTATATGACCAAACAACCAAAGAATTTTTTATATAATTCTGATAAGATTAAAGAAGACAAAGAATATTTAATTGTAGTTGAGGGAACGATTGATGCCGCAGTCTTAGATTGCGTAGCAATAATGAGTAACGAAGCATCACAAAATCAAATCGATTACATTAATCAATTCAAGGGAGAAGTTATTGTATGTCCTGATAGAGATAATGCTGGAAAGAAGTTGATATATCAGGCACAAGAAAATGGTTGGAGTGTTTCATTTCCGATCTGGCAAGACCATATTAAAGATGCGGCAGATTCAGTAAAAGAATACGGAAAGTTATATACTCTGAAATCCATTATTGATGGCCGTATAAGTAATAGTACAAAGATAAGTGTAAAAACACGAATAATGTAATTAGCGGGTGAACCAAACGACCGCAAAAAAAAGCGTAGGAGCATAAAATTAATGAAAAACGAAGAGATTAAAATTAACGTAATACCAGAACCTAAAGAAGTTCCATCACCACCACCAATGCCACCGATGCCAACTCCACCAGCACCGCCAAAGCAACCTGGCGAGTTCTTAAGAGAGAATGGTGTATTGCACATGGATAAAGAATTTAACCAAGAAAACTGTATGCCATTAGTTAAAATGATTATGGAATATAACTTGACGCCAGAAAAAGATGCACCTAAGGTTATTCACCTGTATATTAACTCACCTGGTGGGTATGTAGACAGTTGTATGCATTTGATTGATGTTGTCAAACAGTCACGCATTCCAGTTCATACATACGGAATGGGTTCAATTGCATCATGTGGTGTTATGCTTATGATGGCAGGTAAGAAAGGTCATCGTTATCTAACACAGAATACAGCAGTTATGTCACACGAATTTAGTGGCGGAACTAGAGGACAGTACCACGATATGTTAGATGCTCAATCTCATATGGAATGGACAAACCAAAAACTACTTGAACATTATATGAAATGTACAGGAAAGAAAGAACCATACATTCGTAAACATATGTTAGCACCAAAAACAGACCATTGGATGACTCCAGAAGAAGCAGTCAAACATGGTATTGCAGATAAAGTTGTCGAAACATATTAATTTAGTATTGACTTTCCAATCAAAATATACTATAATAGTATAAACATCATGCATAGGAATTAAATGTCAGAAGTCAAGAATTACTCACCCGACTTACAAAAATTGTTTGTTCAATTTATGTTAACAGACCCACAGTTATTTACTAGGGTCATGGGCATTATTGATGAAAAACATTTCGATAAACCTACTCGTGGTATTGTAGGCTATCTAATTAACTACAGTGAAGAATATTCTACCATGCCAACAATTGAGCAGATAAAAGCAGAAACTGGTCAAGAAATCGAATTACTGGATGATATCGCAAAGCATAATGATTGGTTTGTTGATGAGTTTGAAACATTCTGTAGACATAAAGCAATTGAACGAGCAATTGTTAATAGTGCTGATTTACTTGAAGAAGGTAAATATGGTGAAGTAGAAACAACTATCAAAGAAGCAGTTCAGATTGGATTAGCAAGGTCGTTGGGTACTGATTATTTTCATGACCCAAGAGCAAGACTTGAGATGCTTAAAGATAATAATGGACAAATCACCACAGGTTGGAAAGACTTAGATGACAAACTTTATGGTGGCATCAATAGAGGCGAAGTAACTATCTTTGCTGGTGGTTCTGGTTCAGGTAAATCTTTATTCATGCAAAACATGAGTTTGAATTGGGCAGAAGCAGGAATGAATTGTGTTTATGTTACTTTAGAATTGTCAGAAGAATTATCAGCAATGCGTATAGATGCTATGGCAACTGATAGAAGTACCAGACGTATCTTTAAAGAATTAGATGATGTTGAATTGCGAGTTAAAACACTCGGTAAGAAAGCAGGAATGCTTAGAATTAAGTATATGTCATCGGGTAATAGTGTCAATGATATTCGTGCATATCTAAAAGAACTCCAGATTGTTACAGGTAAAACTGTTGATTGTATTTGTATTGACTATTTGGACTTGTTAATGCCTGCAACTAAGAAAGTTAATCCAGGCGACTTGTTTATTAAAGATAAGTATGTGACAGAAGAAATTCGTAACTTTGCAATGGAATCTCAGACAGTTGTAGTAACTGCATCACAGTTAAATCGTTCAGCGGTAGAAGAAGTAGAGTTTGACCACTCTCATATTGCTGGTGGTATTTCTAAAATTCAAACTGCTGATAATGTTATTGGTATCTTTACTAGTAATGCAATGAGAGAACGTGGACAGTATCAGTTACAATTATTGAAAACAAGAAGTTCGAGTGGTGTAGGCTCTAAGATAAATCTAGTCTTTGACAGAGATAGTCTACGAATTAGTGATTCTGATTTAGACGATGATGATTTAGCAGTTGGTACACAAGATTCTCAAACTGCAAAGATAATGGACAAATTAAATAAGAAAACCACAGTAACTAATACAGATTCTGCTATTCCACCAGAAAAAACAGATTCCGCAATTAGTCTTCGTGCGATGGTTAAGTCGAAAAAAGCAAGCCCATTTAACGATAATTGATAAATACTGGTAGGAGAATTATTTTATGACTAAGAAACCACGTAGAAGTCTATTTGAAGAATTAAATTCAATGGCTATTTCTAAAAATGAGCCAGAGAGATTTGTCGAACAAAAAGGCGAACATATCATTTCTGGTGCAATAAATCTAATTGAATTCATTCACCGTGAATTTGATGATGATATTGCTGTGGATTTAACCAAACGTCTTGTTAATAGCATTCGTACTGGAGACATGAGAAAATTCAAACGTGGAATAACTCATGCGAAGAGAAAAGATGAATCTTGAACAACAATTAGAAGAATTAAAAGTCTTAGCAGGTATCTATAAGCCATATCAAATGGAAGATAGTACGCAGGAGAACATTTCCTATACGGGTACTAAAAAATCAAAGTATCAAAAGAAGCATAAAATAAAACCAGGTACAAAAGATTGGTTTAAGTTGTGGTTTGCTCGTCCTCATTTAACGGGCGAAGACCCATACGGGAAGAAATGATATGAAAGTTAGAGACATACTAGGCGCAGGTTTAGAAAGAAGATTCAGAGGACCAAGAAAACCTCGTAATAAACAAATAGGTTTTCATAAGAGAATGAAAGACCTTATTGATAGTGCTATTAAAGAAGACGCAAAAGAAGGTGCAAGAATACAACACATAGAAGACTTGATTATCTGGGATGGTGCAGTAGGTGGTCAAAAGGCAATCGCTAAACTACATCAAGTAGAAACTTCTCCAAAATCAATCAGTATCAAATGGGATGGCTCACCAGCCGTTATCTTCGGTCGTAATGAAAATGGTGAATTCGTACTTACAGATAAAAGTGGTTTTGGTGCAAAAGGTTATAACGGCAAAGTAACAAGTGGTGATGACTTAGAGAAAATGTTTTTAAACAGAGCCAAAGGCGAGATTGAAGATAGCAGACGTGATTTCGCATCAAAGATGAAGAACATATGGAATACAGTAGAAAGTGTTATACCTGAAGATTTCAGAGGATACTTACACGGCGACTTGTTATGGTTCGCAACTCCACAATCAAAAGATGGCAGACTTATATTTAAACCAAACGTAACTACATATTCAGTAGATGCAAAAAGTGATATGGGTAAAAAGATAATTAATTTTGATGTCGGTATTGTAGTACATGTAGTAATTGACTTAGATGGAAATAAAAGCAATGTAGATATGGGGCAACTTAAAGCAGGCAAAACATGGATTATGCCTCCTGTATATGTTACTAAATCTCCTGGTGTTGACCTTCCTGAAGTAGACAGATTAGAAGGTTATTTAAAATCAAATGCGACTGCAATTGATACGTTGTTAGCAGTTCCGCCAGAGCAAAAAATGGCAGACTTTGGTAATATTCTTTACACTTATATTAATAATAGTGTGAAAGCAGGAAACCTAGACAAACTAGGAAAGAATTTCAGTGAATGGGTAGAATCATCAAAACTAAGTGGACCTAAGAAAGAACGAGTAGTAGCATGGGTTGAACAAAATAGTAATGGATTTGAAGCAATCTTTCAATTCATTAATGGTGTTATGACTACAAAGAACAAGATTATTAAAA